TCGTAGTGCGCGAGGTTGCGGGCGTAGAAGACCCGGCTGATGAGCTGCTCGATCATGGGTAACCTCAGTGCTTCGTACCGCCCTCCGATGCTGCGTAGACGCCGGAGAAGCAGTACGCTCCAAAATGCCCAAGCTCGCACCACGGCGCGGCCCAGACCGTCCCTCCGTGTGTACGATATTCGTGGCAGAAATGATAGTCCTCAGACAGCAGTTGCCCGTCCGTCACGCCGACTTGAAAAAAGTCGTAGACGGGCTGGTTGTCCGAGATGCTCGCGCCGCCGTTCGTGTACGTCTGGGTGTGCGGCGCAAGGTCTTCAAACACATCGCGGCGGATCAGCATGAAGCCGGTGCCGATGTGCTTGACCTGAAACGGCTCGTTTGCGTTGACCATGTCGTGGCCGTCGAGCTTGTTGAGGTTGAAGATGCCCGACAGCGCGGCGAGGTTTTTGTGGCCTAGCACTGCACCCTGACGCACCCGGTCCCAGTTCATGCCTTTCATTGGCACCGGGCCGCCGATGATGCCCTTGTCGGCCTTGATCATCAGGGCGATGTCGTTCGCCCGGAAACGCTGGTCGGCGTCGATAAACATCAGGTGGGTAGCATCTTCCATTTGCAGGAAGTGGTGGGCGATGGTGTTGCGCCCACGCTGGATCAGGCTCTCATTGCCGAGGAAGATGCAGGTCAGTTTGATGTCGTACTGCATACACGCCTCCTTGAGAGCCAGAAGGCTCTGCGTGTATTCGGTGCACATCATGCCCCCGTAGCAGGGCGTGCCAATGACGAGGTGCATCACTCACCTGTGATCTGGGGGACGTTCGTCAGGCTCTGGCGGTCGAGCAGGCTGAAGCCGCGATAGGCGGCGAACTTAGCGGGATCGTCTGCCCACTTGTCGGCGCACGCCTCAAGCCACTGGACGGTCATCTCGTGCGTGGGGGCCTTGCCCTGACTGATGAGTTCGTTCTCAAGGCTAAGGTAGGCGAAGACTTCGGCCTGCGCCTGCGCGGCGTTGATGCCCAGATCGAAGAGGTAGATCATGTTGCCCTCGTCGATCACGCCGTTGCGGCTGCGGGCGGCGTTGAGCCCCTGCTTCATGCAGGTCATGATGTGGTAGCGGCACTCTTCCCGCTCGTAATCCTCTTCGGTGATCTCGTCCCGACCAACCTTCTCCAGCAGTTGCTTGTGCTGATTGGCGAAGAAGTTCATCTTGCGAAGCGCGCCGTTGACGTGGTTCTGGGTGCCGTCCAGTTGGCTCTGGATTTCGAGGATTTCGATCTCCAGCATCTCGCGGTCGAGGGGGTCGGTGGCGGCGGCAAGCTCTGCCTCCTTGCGCTTCAACTCTACCTGCTTCTTGCGCGCGGAGATGTACGCCTCTTGCAGGGCGGACTTGGTGCGGTCGATCTCCGCCAGCGTGTGCTTGATTGAGCGGATCGGCGTGATGGCCGTCACGTCCAGCGCCACTTGCATGAACTGGCTGTGTGACTTGTAGAAGTTGCTGGTGTCCCGCGCGATGGCGGGCAGGCGCTCCTGAATGTTGGCCAGCATCGTGCGATATTCAGGTTTGGCGGCAGCGAGCGCTGTCCCCATGTCAGTAAGTACGAGGTCGTTCATTGCTGTGCTCCTTGCGTTGAACGGGTGGGTTATAGGCCGCCGTGAGCGTTGGAGCAACCTCCGGGCGCGTAAACGTTCTGCAAGAGATCGCCAAAGTCGATAGCGTTTCCGGTCGATGCGATTGTCACATAATCAATGATATTGCTTGCCGCCGAAACCCAACCGCCAGCCCAAACACCTCGTGTTTCAGACGACGCAGCGCCGGGATAATAACGCGCGACGGTCAAGTCACCAAAGTCGGTTGCGTTTCCAGTCGTCGCGATAGTGATGTAGTCAATCGTATTCGTACTGGGGCTGAGACCGCCGCCAAAAAGTCCGCGTGTGGACGAAGAGCATCCCGCTAAGTACCCTCGCGCCACAGTTAGATCGCCGAAGTCTGTCGCGTTGCCCGTGGACGCAATAGCTACATAGTCGATGACATTAGTAGGTGAGCCACTAGCGTACCCGCCCCCGAACACGCCGCGAGTGGGAGACGCGCAACCGGCTAGTTGCTGGCGGCCAACTGTAAGTTGCCCAAATGTCGTAGAGTTTCCGACCGTGGCTATCGTGATGTAATCGATGCTGTCATTGCCGGAGCTGCTTCCGCCTGCAAACAAGCCGCGTGTAGAGTTTGAACAGCCTGTTAGGTTTTGCCTCTGCGGCGAAAGGGTTCCAAACGACGTGGCATTCCCAAACGTGGTAAACGTCACATAGTCAATGACGTTGCTGCCACCTTCCCCGCCGCCCCACACGCCGCGCGTAGAGGAAGCCGCTGTGCCAAATTGATTACGGCCAACAGTGAGATTGCCAAACCAAAAGGCGTTGCCCGTCGTGGCGATGTTTACGTAGTCAATTTGACTAGTAGAACTACCCCCACCACCAAACAACGCCATCGCCGCACTGGTCGGTGTGGGTTGACCGCCAGCGGCCCCAGAGGAGCAAGCGGCAAGGGAGGTTACGGCGCTAGTCAACGAGCCGAAACTTACAGCAGAGCCGCCAGTCGCCATCGTAAAATAATCAATCGTTGCGCTGTTTGAGCCACCGCCAAAAGCCGCTCGGGTAGAAGATGCGGCAGCGCCGGGGCCATATCTAGCAGAGGTCAGCGTGGCAAAGTTCGTCGCGTTACCGGTCGTAGCGATTGTAACTTTATCGACTACCGCAGTAGGTGTAGCGGTTCCGGTCCCGAGGGCACCGCCACCGAAAAAGGCGTCAGTTGCGGAGGCCACGCCAGCAGCACGTTGCACTTTTTGGGTCAGATCGCCAAAATCAATAGCGTTTCCGGTAGACGCCAAAGTCACGTAATCAATCACGTTGGTGCGATTAGAGAACGTACTGTCCTGACCGCCAGCGAAAAGCCCTCGCGTCGAGTTTCCGGCGGCAGCGACATATGTCCTGACAACCGACAAATCTCCAAAGTCAATCGCGTTCCCAGTTGATGCAATCGTCACGTAGTTAATGATGTTGGTCGCGGCAACCGCAACGACGTTGTAGCCGGTAGCAAAAACAGCCCGGATGTTATTAGCCGCGCCAGCAGCGCCCTCGGAGGTAACAGTCAGATCGCCAAAATCCGTAGCGTTACCTGCTGTCGCGATGGTCACGTAGTCAATCACATTGGTGCGATTGTTTGGTGCCAAGCTGGTGTAACCACCTGCAAACAGCCCGCGCGTATCAGAGGAGGCAGAACCGAGCGCGTACCGCGCTTGTGTAAGCTGCCCAAAGCTGGTGGCGTTGCCGGTTGAGGCGATGTTGATCTGATCAATCGTATTGGTCTGGGCTTCCCCACCACCAAACAGCCCAATCGGCGCAGCATTCCCCGCAATCGGCCACAGCCCCTGCTTCGTCCAGAAGGCCGCCTCGGCAAGCGTCCACACGCCGGGAGCCGCGCCGTTCTGGAACGGGCCAGCGGGCGTGACGGGGGTCTTGCGGATCAAGCCGCCGGGCCAGTTAGACATTACAAGCCTCCGTGGGCGTTGGAACAGGCGGCAAGGCCAGATCGCGCCACCGTGAGATCGCCAAAATCGGCAGCGTTGCCTGCTGTGTCAATTGTTACATAGCTAATGGTGTTTGTCGCAGAGCCAGTATCACCGCCCCCAAACAACCCTCGGGTAGCGTTTGAACAGGATGAGATAAGGTTTGTTGCAGCCGTTAGGTCGCCAAAGTCAATGGCGTTCGCAGCAGATGCTATTGTAATGTAAGCAATGACGTTTGTTATGGCTGTGGTAAAACCTCCGCCAAACAGCCCCCGCGTAGCATTTGAGCAACCTCCCGACCGTTCCGTTGCGCTTAACAAGTCTCCAAAATCTGTAGCATTACCAGCGCTAGCGATAGTTATATAGTCAATGACGTTAGTTCTTGTCGGGCCTGAGCCAACGCCTCCTGCGAACACGCCGCGCGTTGATGAAGAGCACGCGGCGGGACTACGCCGACCTAACGTCAAGTCACCAAAATCTGTGGCGTTACCAGTTGATGCAATCGTGATATACTGAATGATGTTTTGATAGACAGCGCCGGGGCTTTGACCTGCGGCAATAACCCCCCTCGTGCTGGATGAGCATCCGGCGGGTCCCGAAACAAGAGCCAGCAAATCACCAAAGTCGATGGCGTTGCCAGTGGTGGCAAAAGTCACGTAGTCTATTACATTGTAGTCTGTTGCGCCTTCACCACCTGCCCACACCCCGCGCGTAGACGAAGAGCACGACGCTAAGTAGTACCTGCTAATGGTCAGATCGCCAAAATCAACTGCGTTTCCAAGGCTTGCGATAGAAAGATAGTCAATAGTGTTTCCGCTCACCGTGCCGCCGCCAAATAAACCAAGGTCGCCGCTTGGCGGCGGCGCAGGCCAATTGCCAGCCGCCGTCGCCTGAAGCTGCTGCGTGAGGTTCCAAACGCCGGAATAATTTGGCATCAGAGACCTCCGTGGGCGTTGGAGCAAGCAGCAAGCAGATCAAGAGGCGAGGCTAAATCGCCAAAGTCAATCGCGTTACCCGCGCTGGCAATCGTAACGTATTGAATTACGTTTGTGCGTGACCCCGTGTCTCCTCCGGCAAACAAGCCGCGCGTTGAAGACGAGCAACCAGCAAGTTCAGCGTTCGCAGCTAAAAGATCGCCAAAATCAATCGCGTTTCCAGTGGACGCAATTGTAATGTATGAAATTACGTTTGACCCCCCAATACCGCCAGCAAATAATCCTCTTGTAGATGAGGCGCATGACGCAAGGTAATAAGTCGCTAGTGTAAGATCTCCAAAATCAGTAGAATTTCCAGTTGATGCGATAGTTACATAATTTATGTTATTAACACTCACACCTAAATCAAGATCAAATCCGCCTGCAAATACGCCTCTTGTCGGAGAAGCACATCCGGCGGGATAAATATTTCTGTAAGGCAAACTGCCGAAAGATGTAGCATTGCCGGTAGAAGCAATAGTGATGTACTGAATTTGCGTGTTATCTCCTTCTCCCCCCGCAAAAATACCTCTTGTTTCGTTAGAACAAGAGCCGCCGCCGTAAGCAGCATTCATTAAATTGCCAAAACTAATGCTATTACCAGTCGAGGCAATAGTCACATATTGGATTGCAGCAGAAAATACGTCTGCTCCCCCTGCAAAAATCCCTCGTGTTGACGAGGCACATGAATATAATTGTTTTTTAGTTGTTAACAGATTGCCAAACGAGGTGGAGTTGCCCGTCGTGGCGATGCTAACGTACTGGATGCTGGATTGGGTCCCACCGCTGGTAACACCACCCCCGAATAGACCACGAATAGACGCAGGCGTCACGCTACCACTCGGGCCACCAGCGGGTGACGGTCCGTAGCTATTGAGCGCCCAGACGTTGAACGTGTAGCTGGTGCCATTGGTCAGGCCGGAGAACGTCAGGGGTGACGCGGACGCAGTCGCGGCAACATCGCCCGGAGTGCTCCGCCCGGTATAGCCGGTGATGGCCGATCCGCCCACGTTGGCAGGCGCGGTGAACGTCACCGTTGCGGACGCATCACCGCCCGCAGCCGTTACGCTGGTCGGAGCGTTCGGAGCCTGAAGCGGGTTGAACCCCACGCCAAGGATGTTACCCGGAAACTTGGTAAGGGGCACTAACGCCTCCTGTTACGAGATTTCTTCCCAAGAGCAGGTCACGATGAGGTCGCTCGCTGTACCCGCCGTGGCGCCGATGCTCTCGTTTTCCTTGAGGTAGATCGACGTGGTCTTGTCGATGACGATCAGCGAGGCGTCAGCGGGCACCGAGACGGTCGAGGCGATGGCAAAGGCCGAGCCGCCCAGAGCCGCCGCACTGTACTTGTTGATCGTGATGTCGCAGGCGTTGGTGCCGTCCACATTCGAGACGATGAGCGTGTTGATCTTCAGCACCTTGCCGCTCGCCGAAGCGTTGCTCACGATAGACGTGGCGCTGGTCGAGGTCAGCGAGACACTGGCGTTCTCGCCCAAGATGCTTGTGACGTTGACGATATTCGGGTTGGCCATGACCTACTTCCTCACAGTCCGAAGATGAGGGCGAAGGCGATGGCCTGCCCCTTAGTTGCGCCCGCAGCCGGCGTGGTGAAAGTCAGGGTGCCGCTGCCGTTCGTCGTCAACACCTGCCCGTTCGTGCCGTCCGCAA